CTCACGCATAGGCTGAATAAACGGCTTGAATGCGCGGTTCGGGAACGTCGTGTACTGACTGTTCTTCTTGTAGACAATCTTGACACGGCAAGGCACGTCAACATAGGTGTCGCCAACCATCTTGATGACACCTTCGGCAAACTCTTGGAAGTTCTTTGCACGGAACACACACTTGTCCTTAGGGATAAAGCATGAGAGGATGTGCTTGATGCGCTCGCCCTGTGCGTCGAATTGCTGCTTGACGTAAGACTCGGCATCTGCCTGACTCTTACCCCAGCCCTTAGCCAACTCGGTCAATCGGTCGGCATCGATAGGAAACTCGATGTGAGTAAAGGATGCACCGGTAGCATCAGAGAACAAGAACTTCAGCACATCGTCACCGGTGCCGTCAGCCTTGAGGGGTTCAAACAAGATGTCTTTGAGGCTCACGTTTTCGTTAATGCCTGCAGGGATACGGGAGCCACCAGCTGAGGCTCCGGTTTGTTCATCAAATCCGTACATTATTGGATAGTATCAGGGTATACAGTATCCCACTTCAATTCAATAAGCTGACCAGCAAGGGTAGGGATACGACACCCTGCGTCAGTGTTTACACCAGTTCGGAAATCCACCATAAGCTTATTGTCCTCACGAACGATACGACCCACACCATCCATGATAGAACAGAGGTGAGTCTTCAGCTTACCGGTAAGGTTAATCTTCTGCACTTCTACACCCTCTTCATCGTGCCCATCTTTCTGGTGCCCGACGATGATAATGTGCTTGGATGCACGAGCGAACTGCTCGATGATGGCAATCACTTGCCCACGCATAAGAGACCAGCCCTTACCATGAGGAATGTCACCAATATGCTTGACGTTGTGTGACCTGCAAACAGCCTCAGTCACCCACGCTTCGATGTGGTCGATAGTATCGAGCACGATAAAGTCGTGAGTAGTAGGGTTCTCTTGCAGATAGGTCAAGCACTCTTTCAGTTTTGGCAACCCGTCAACCACTACGCTTGTAGCTCCCTCGCAGTACGAGGTGCCACCTACAAGTTGATCTCCGTTGTTGCCCTTGACTTCGGTGTCGATAATCAAGTGCTTAGGCAACTGTGCTACTGCACTAGTCTTACCCACCTTTGGCTTGCCGTAAATGAACAAGCGCTGCGGCGATTGTGCCGCTGTGATTTTCTGTGGTTCAATCATCAAATACTCCTTCTTCTATTTCTTGAATCAGACTACCCAACATCTTTTGGGCGCGTTCTCTAAGATACGACAGAAGTTCCGGATCATCGATAGGCACAGCGGACGAACTTACAGTGTAATCCGCTAGTGCAGAGGCAGTTACATAGTCGTGTCCAATAAACTTGAACACACGATGTTGGCCCAAAACAATGAACGAACCGGTCTCACCTTTCGTACGTTTGAGGTCATGCATCTGCCACTCTTCGGCAAGAATGCTGCCCACTACAAAGTTCTTACAAACCGTAGGGGTTGTCTCTACGTGCTGGCGAATCTCCACCGTCCCAGTCTTCAAAGATTCCATGTCTTAAGTTGTTCTTAAGTAGCGTGATGCCTGCTTGACCGTGTCGGTTCTTGAGGCAATGCAGCGCTACGAGGTTTCTAGTAGGCAGGTTCTTCCTGCCATAGCTTTCTAGCCCCAGCAAAGACGGTTGGTGTATAACCATGACTACATCAGCAGCGTGATAGAGCTGCTTAGAGCCATGGATGTCCGTCTTCAATGGGTAATGTAGGTTGGGTGTATCGGGGTCACGTCTCTTCTCACCCTCGATCTTGTCGTTCAGCTGAGAGAGTAACACCACCATAGCGCCAAAGCGCTTACGGATTTCAATACACATCTTACCTAGTTCAGCGAGAGTCTGAATCTCGTTCTCGCCAGGCATAGGGGTAACCAGCAAAGTGTGGTCAAGACAAATGACGTAGTGACAATCGCCATGAGTCTGGATAAACTTAGAGACAGCGCGTGCTATCTGTAACCGGTTACCGGGTTGTTCGATAAAGAACATAGATGGTTCGTGTATCTGAGCGAGCTTGTCCTCAATCATTACACGTTCCACATCGTCCAATGCTGTTGTAGCGTGAAGCATGCGGTCAAGCGGCACCTCAGCAAGTGAGGACAGCCGACGCATAAGCTCCATCTCTGCAGACATCTCGAATGAGAAGTGCAGAATCTTGACAGGCTTGTCGAACTTGTTATATGCTGTAGAAGTGAAGTCCCGGATAAGGTTGTTCAAGAACATACTCTTACCGTGACCTGATGCACCGGCTACTACATAGACCATCCCGAACTGCATACCACCCAATAGCATCTTGTTGACTTTATCCCACCGTGTTTTCATCACGGGGATCTTGCCATCCATGTAGTTGTGAATCGTAGTCTGGGTAGACTCGACTACAGTAGCCATCGGGGTTACTTTAAGTTCAGAGGATTCGGTCATGCGGTAGGTCTTCTACAGGTACATCTTTCATCATCTCCCAGAGGTCAACGAATGACTCGGCTTGAAGCCACTTGTCAATACGCATACTGATAAGCTTACGTTCCTTAGCAAACTTGAGAGCATCCATCACCTTGGTATGGTCATGCATGCTACCCACATGTTTGTGGTACCACTTTACCAGCTCCTCTTTGTTGACCGCCTTAGCCGGAATCTTCTTACCGTCAATGGTAATGAAGGCAGGGTATGCAGCCCAGAACTCCTCACCGTCAGTCGTTGAAATAGCGTAGAACGCCTGAACAAACTTGTCCGTAACCTCATAGAAATCTGCGTACTTGGAGTTCTCGTTGGGATTAGTATCTACGACAAGACCCTTCTCTACAAGATCGTCCAAGTATTCTTTAGGGAATATCTGTCCCTCTTGGGCAATCTTATAGAGTAGGTCGTGTCGCCGTTCATATATGATTTGGCAAAACAGAACTTGGATTGGACTGATGTCCAGCTTCAAGAGTACGTCTACGTACTTGTCAAGCGGGTATACCATCAGTCATAGCAATCACCTGTTCAACATTGCGTACGTCCATAAGCTCTCCTTGAATTTGTTCAAGGCTTGCTTCTAGGTTGTACTCCTCACTTAGTGACAGTTGGAACTGCCACGGCTCGTCATCCGCTTTACGCTTGCCGGACTTAACCAGCAATAGGATTTCGGAGTAGAGAGTTGTTGCACTTAGTGAGAAGTTCCTCAATGGACCAGACCCACTGGACGTTCGCGGACTTGGATTGCCGCTTCTTAAGCCATTTTTCATCTTGAGTATCTTTCAGATAAAGGTTGATAATAACTCCGGTCTTGCCCTCCTTGAACCTGATTGCACGGCCAGTCCGTTGCAAATCTTGTCGAGGTGTGCTCGTACCGGAACACACAATAGCCAGCTCTATACCTTTTACATCAAACCCTTCGTCCAATGCACGTGCAGTATGAATTACACGTGTGTCTGTCCGAAGGTCAGCAAAAGAATCCAAGACGTTCTGGCGAGCGTACTTAGACATCTTTGAATGATATGCTGCACCCCAAGGCTGCGTCTCTTTATTCATTTGAATGGCAAAGTCTACACTCTCGGAGAAGGTGATGGTGGGTACATCAAATATCTCGATGAGTTTCTTTGCTGCTTCACGCTTAGTAGCACTCTTGTAGATGAGCTGCTTACGCTTCTGCATGGCTCGGTTGAACGCACGGGCCTGGTTTAGTACCTGTTGTTCGTCCCATCCTGCCAAGTTTCTAGTGAATACGGACAGGTATTGTCGGTCTTGCATACAGCGCATAGCTGCATGAAACCGGTTGTTGAAGATAGCAAACGCTTTGTAGTAGTCGTCTGTTACCAGTTTGTAGTTCTTCTCCTCGTTCTCGCTCATGCGTAGGCCGAGGTTGAAGACTTGAAACTGTGACACGTAGTCGTTGCGCACAGCTTCATGCAAGGTGATCGTATCGATAACCGGAGCGGCTTGACTGATGACGTGAAACCTAGGGTCTTCAGCGTCAAGGGTTGCAGTCAACCCGAGGATATATCGGTATTCGGTACACCCAAAGATACCACGAAACACCTCAGACATGTAGTTGTGAATCTCGTCAAGTATCAACAAGTCGACGTTGTGATTCATTTTCACAGCGCTGTTGATAACCATGACTGTAGCATTGGTGATGTGCATCTTCTCGATGCTCTCCTCCCACTGCTGCTTGAGATTCTGTGTCGGCACTACGATGAGAGAAGTTCCTGTAGGTAGCTTCTCATTCATCTCTTGGAGGATAAGGAGGGCGACGAACGTTTTACCAAAACCCGTCACTGCCTCAAGCGTGCCTCGCCGCCCTGCCTTAGTCCATTTATCAATGACCTCCTGCTGCCGTTTCAGTCGCCGCTGATCAATCTTCATAGCGATCGTAGCGAACTTCTTCCTCCGTCTGCACCCAGTTGTAACTGTTACCCCACACTTTACCATGCGGCATCTCAATAAAGCAGTGAGCAAAGCCACCGTCATTGATTTCACACACGTCAAAGTGTTCGTACACCCACTGGTCAATAGTCAACTCGTGGCGGTGATTACCTGCAATAGGTACAAGCCGCTCCTGGTTGTCCCACTGATTGCGAACGGTATGACAGGCGTACATCTTTTCTGGCCCGTTAGGTCCATCATTTCGTGAAAGCCAACGGGGAGGCGCACAGTCTTGGCGTTTGGCATACTCGAGTCCCTCCTTACTTAGGAAGTGGATGTCGTCAATGCCTCCGCTGTCGCCACAGCCTTGCCAGTAGATGTAGACACCAGGGTATTCCCGTGGGTCAACCTGGCTGTTCTTGTACAGGTCTTCTACGGCGTCTAGGACTTCTCTCGGAATCTTGTTCATCTAAATTCAATTTGCGACCGGTCATCCAGAACTCTTTATCGATGCTCTTGAGCCAGTCTTGTACTGTTGGGACGAATCCCAGGTCTTCAATGATGTGTTGTTCGGCAATAGTCCTAACAGGTACCTCAATGCCGTCGGAATTCGTTATCGTTTTTCCGAAGTGCTCTTCACAAGCATAAACGCCAAAGCTATGATGCCGAAGAGCACGATGTCGATGATCACTAAAAGCAATCTTAGAGTGATCAATCCACTCGTGTATAGCAAGATAGTCTGATGGACTACCTCGGAAGCGACGAGCAGAACTATCAGCGTGATGATGAGCATGTGCCATTATAAATCAAGGATGACATCACGTAGGTCGATACCTTTATCTCGAGCAGCATTTATTACTTGCTTGAGTTCAGTACGTAACGCGATGGTTTGTTCGGTAGCTACTTCCTCAATGATGTATGAAGAGCGCCACTTGTACAAGCGGTAGTGCCCCTGGCGGGAGGACTGGAGCACCCTATCCGTCATGGATTTGATGTCTTCCAGTACCTCCTGCCACTGGGCGTGTTGCCGGATGTCCATTAGTTCATGCTGAAGCCGGCTGCGTCAGCCAAGAACTTAGTGATTTTGCTATGGACACCCACAGTTTCGTGTGCAGGGGCACGCTTAGCTGCCTCTGTACAGTTGTTGTAGAACTTCCACAAAGAGTCGGGCAACAAGATGCCGTCATCGGTTTGCTTGAAGCCCCACTCTGGCGACTCATACGTCTCACGCTTGAGGTCACTGAGCATACGGGGAGACAAGATGCCATCGAAGTACATGCGTCCAGCAAGAGAAGCAACACTCTTAGGGCGAATGTCTACCTGCTCTGCCATATGCTTGAACTCCATCAAGTTGGTGAAGTCTGTATGCATCTTGTTGACTTGTGTGTCAACAGCATTGTGGATGTCATCCCACACATTGCGGTAATGACGACGTGCAAAGGTGCCTTCATCGCTCCAGAACATGCCGTTCCAACAGACGAGAACAACTGCGCCAGATGCAAAGCTGACCTTACGCATCTTGTTATAGCTGTTCATAAAGGCAAAGACCCGGTTAATACCTGGCGTCTCGGGGCTGCTGATGTGCAGCTTGCACAACATGATCTGGTCTTTCAATGCAGAGGAGAACTCCTCATTTACTATTGTCAGACCGTGCTGTCGTACTCTTTCGGTTACTACGGCGTGCAGCTCTTCGTTTGCTACTGGTCCGTACGTTCGTGTCGCTGCCGGGATAGGCTGCTGGAATAGGCGTTGTTTTACTGCAATGTTTTGCTGTCGCTTTTGACTCAACTGTTCTGCGGTTAGGCTCATGCTGTAGAATTTTGATGATTGCGGTTACATGTCGAATTTCTGCGAGAAGCCGGTCTTGCTTCTCTCCGGATAAGTCCGGGTCATAAAGGGAAAACTGAACGAGCCTGTTAAGATAATCAAGCCAGTAAGTTTGTCGTAGGTGCATAGGGATAT